GGATCACAGGGAGGGCAACCTACAGGCAGCGTGTGGACCATGCCATAGGCGCAAGTCGTCGATGGAGGGACATGCGGCTCGGCCACGTAGAGCCAGGCCGAAAGAGGCTCATCCAGGATTGAGGTAACCATGGCATCTTCCAAGCCGACCATCAGCATCAAATCCTCGAAGAAGGGCGCATTGCGTGCCAAGGCAGGCGTTAAAGCAGGGCAGAAGATCCCGGTTGCCAAGTTGAAGTCGCTCGCCAAGAACGGCACACCGGCCACCAAGAAGCAGGCGACCTTCGCTCTCAACGCCCGCGGCTGGGCCAAGGGTCACAAATGAGCGCCGCTGTTGTTTCTTCTAGCGTCCCACGACCACTCCTGCTCGGACGCAAGGTTAAGTCGACCAAACCGAAGCCGGTTGCCACGATGCCAGCCAGACCCGCCAAGCCCCGAACAAAGGTGGTTAAGTCCTCGGGGAGTGCCAAGCGCAAGTAGCGGGGTGCGTTGGTTGATTAAATTTTGACCCGTCCAATCAATCGCGCATCCCCCACCCCACCTGCCCGTGCGACCCGACACGTATAGCGCCTGCCGCTGGATACGGGTTTTGGACCCAGGCCCCCGGTGGGCCAAATCGCATCACCCGGCGCCCTGGTGGCGCTCTCACCGACCCAGGAGGTCACCATGGGCACTCGTGGTCCTGTTCCAAAGCGTACCGACCAACGTCGTCGCAACAACAAGCCCGACATCCCGATCACCGAACTCCCCGGAGCCGCATCGGTTCCGGTCCCCGACGCCGATCAGGCATGGCACCCGATCGCCCGGTCGTGGTTCGAGTCACTGGCCGTGTCTGGCCAAGCCAAGTTCTACGAACCGTCCGACTGGGCCGTGGCCGTCCTCATCGCCGAGTCGATGAGCCGTGACCTCGAACCCCAAGTGGTAGGCATCGCCGAGAAGACTGGCGAGATTGCCTATGCCACCATCCCGCTCAAGGGTGCCAGCCTGTCGGCCTACCTCCGGGCCATGTCCGTCCTCATGGTGACCGAGGGCGACCGCCGCCGCCTCTCCCTAGAACTCAACCGGGCCGCCGGCAAGACCGACCCCGACGCCGACCGGGCCGACGCCACGGTGACCGACCTCCGCTCCCGGTTGGGTGGCTGACGGCCAGGTCACTCTCCCGCCCGGCCTGCCTGAATTAACCCTCGGCTGGGGGGTGATCGAACACGCCACCCGCTGGATGATCCAGCCGGACGGACCTCGCGCTGGCAAGCCGTGGGTGCCTACCGACTCCCAGGCCCGATTCATTGTGTGGTGGTATGCCGTCGGCGAGGATGGGCGGTGGCTCTACCACCACGCCGCCCGACGCCTGGCCAAGGGCTCGGGCAAATCCCCATCAGCCGCCGTGCTGGCCCTCGAAGAACTCGTCGGCCCCGTTCGCCTCAAGGACTTCGACCCGAACCTCCCCGGTGGGTGTCTCGGCAAGCCGGTTGACCTGCCCCTGGTGCAGATCGCGGCCACTGCCGAATCACAGACGGCCAACACCATGCGGATGGTCCGGGCCATGGCAACCAAGAAGTCTCGCCTGGTCAGGGAATACACGATCGAGGTCGGCAAGACGGTTTTTTACACCCCATCGGGTGGCCAACTTCAGGTCATCACCTCCTCAGCGTCAGCCGCAGAGGGGGCGCAGGTCACCTTTGCCATCGAGGACGAGACCGAGTGGTGGACCCCGGGAACGGGTGGCCCGACCCTTGCGGGTGTCCTCGACCGGAACCTCGCCAAGTCATCGTCCCGAGCCATCGAGACTGCCAACGCATGGGAGCCGGGGGCGGATTCCGTCGCCGAGACCACCTTCGACGCCTGGCAGGCCCAAGTGGAGGGTAGGACCCGGGGCACCTCGCAGATCCTCTACGACGCCCGGGTAGCGCCGCCCGACACGAAGCTCGATGACGACGATTCCCTGACGGCTGCCCTGGAGTTCGTCTACGACGACTGCTCCTGGGTCGACCTGACCACCATCAAGGACCGGATATGGGACCCCCGTACCCTCCCCGACGTATCCCGTCGCTTCTACCTCAACCAACCCACCGCCGCCGAAGATGCCTGGACAACCCCGATGGCGTGGGCTGCTCTCGCCGATACCGAACGTGTCGTCGCCGAGGGCGAGGACATCGTGATGTTCTTTGATGGGTCCAAGTCAAGAGACGGGACGGCGCTGATCGGGTGCTGCATGTCTGATGGGCACGTCTTCTCTCTCGGTGTATGGGAACCCGGCAACGCTCACAACTCCGACTCTGTGGTTCCTGTCGGCATGGTTGACGCAGCGGTGGACCGTGCTTTCGATCGGTACTCAGTCATGGCATTCTTCGCCGACGTGAAGGAGTGGGAGGGGTTCGTTAAGGTCAACTGGCCCGAGCGACACGGCGACAAGGTACTGATCTGGGCATCCCCTTCAGGCACCGACCCCCAGGTGTTCGCTTGGGATATGCGCGGTCAGGGCCACACCTATCAGTTCGGAATCGCCACCGAGTTCGCCGAGACCGAAATCAACGAGGGTACATTCACCCACGACGGTGACGACGCTCTGGGTCGACACGTCGGGAACGCCCGACGCCACGGGTACAAGGGCCTGGTCATCATCCGCAAGGAATCCCCCGATTCGTCCCGGAAAATTGACGCTGCGGTCTGCATGATCGGCGCCCGGATGACCAGACGAACCGTCCTGGCGACCAAAGAATGGCAGAGGCGGATACGCCCGAAGCGTCAAGCACGGATGATTGTGTTGACATAGCGAAAGGACGTGACTCAGTTGACCATTACGTCCCTTCCTCTCAGCACGCTCTCCCAGGACGAAGAAGATCTGGTCGACAAAATGTCGGCCGAGGTCAACGAGCGCAAGTTCCGCCTGGAGCTTCACAACGCCTACTACGACGGGCTCATGCGGATCGCCTCGCTCGGGATCTCCGTCCCGCCGCAACTCGAACGCCTCCACACCGTCATCGGCTGGCCGCGCATCGTGGTCGACTCTCTGGACGAGCGGCTGGACGTGGAGGGCTTCCGGTTCTCCGATGGGGTCGACGCCGACACCGACCTGTGGGACATCTGGCAGGCCAACAACCTCGACGAGGAGTCCCAACTCGCCCACCTCGACGGGCTGGTCTACGGATCGGCGTTCATCACCGTCGGCACCAACGACGACCCGTCCGGTCAGCCGATCATGGCCGTCGAGTCCCCCCTCGACCTTGCCTGCCGGTACGACGCTCGGACCCGGACCATCACGTCGGCATTCCGCCTGTTCACCTTCCAGCGGCAACGACAGGCCACGCTCTACCTGCCGAACGAGACCATCTCACTCTCCCAGTCGGCCACCGGTTCGTGGCTGGTCCTCGATCGTGACCAGCACAACCTCGGCCAGGTGCCAGTGGTGAGGATGGCCAACCGGGCGCGGATTACTGACCGCTACGGCCGGTCAGAGATCACCCCCGAGATCGTCTCCCTCACTGACGCCGCTTGCCGCACGCTGATGAGCCTGGAAGTGGCGCGGGAGTTCTATGCCGCCCCCCAGCGGTATATCCTCGGCGCCTCCGAGTCAGCGTTCCAGGGGCCCGACGGCACACCCAAGTCGGCCTGGGAAACCTACCTCGGCAAGGTGCTGGCATTGGAGCGGGACGAGGACGGCAATGTCCCAACCGTCGGCCAGTTCACCCCGTACAACCCCGACGCCTTTACGAAGGTGATCGACACCTACGCCAAGATCATCACATCCATCACCGGGCTGCCCTCTGAGTACCTGGGCATCACCACGGTCAATCCATCATCGGCCGATGCGATCCGAATGAACAGCGACCGGCTCATCAACAAGGTGAAGCGCAAGCAACGGAGCTTCGAGGGGGCATGGGAAGACGCCATGCGACTCGCCTTGCTCATTCGGGACAACCACATCCCCGATGAGGCCAAGAGCATGGAGACGCTTTGGCGCAGCCCGGAGATCCCGACGCCGGATGCGACATCGCAGGCGATCTTCCGGCAGATCCAGGGTGGGTCAATTCCCCCCACCTCTGATCCTGTGTTGGCACGCCTCGGTTGGACCGCTCTTGAGCGTCAACGCCTCGCCGCCGACCGTCTGCTGGACCAGGGCGCGTCCGTTTTGGCCGAACTGGCCACCAGCCTCATCGCCAAGGAAGCCAGGGTCGACAAGTCGCTGGCCGGCGACATCGCCTCCGGGGCCAACGTGCCCGGTACGCCGAAGGTGGCGACACCACCGGGAATGGGCGTTGCTCCCTCGGGACTCATGGTGCCGAAGACGGGCAAGGCGTCCCGTATGCCGATCCCCGGCCCCAATGGCTGATCCCTCGGCTGTAGCGGCCACCACGGCCACCGCTGCCACCACCGTCTCCCAACAAGCCACCCAGGCGGCCCTGGTGTCGCTTCTGGCCGATCCAATCGACAACGCCTTCCAACTGCTCGATCCAGCCCAGCCGTCCTCCTGGGATACGTTCATTGCCGCCATCACGGCGCTGATCCACCACTTCGGACTGGTATCGGGTGCCCAGGCGGCCAACTACTACGAGTCTGAGCGCAAGGCCGCCGGCATCCCCGGCAGGTTCACCGTGTCAGTTGCACCGACGGCCCCCGCCGACAAGATCGACACTGGTATGCGGTGGGCCACCAAAGACCTGTGGCAGCCGAACCCCGACCTCCAATCGGTACTGAGCCTCGTCACCGGGGTGGCCGAAAAGGACATCCTCGACACCGGCCGCGACACCATCCTCGGGGCCGTCCAATCCGATCGGAAATCGAAGGGCTGGGCCCGGGAGACCGAGCCGGGCTGCTGCTCGTTCTGCGCCATGTTGGCAGTCCGGGGAGC